AGTTTTTCTTATCTCTTACACGCAGTGCGGCGATAAGTGAACGGATACGGATTCTTGCGGCGCCGAGGTTGTTTACCTCATCTATCTTAAGTACCGTATAGATTTTGCCTGAGCCTGTAAGTATATCACTTACCTGATCTGTGGTCACGGCGTCAAGTCCGCAGCCGAATGAATTCAGCTGTACCAGGTCAAGACAGTCATCTTTTTTTACAAGACTTGCGGCCGCATAGAGTCTTGAGTGATACATCCACTGGTCGCTTACGATAACAGGTCTTTCTATCTTGGCAAGGTGGGATACCGAATCCTCTGTAAGTACTGCAATACCGAATGATGTTATCATATCAGGTATACCGTGATGTATCTCAGGGTCTACATGATAAGGTCTGCCTGCAAGTACGATACCGTGGCGATTGTTCTTATGTAGCCACTCTATAGTCTTTTCACCTTCTCTTTCAATATCTTTCTTTGCCTGTATAAGCTCGGTCCAAGCCGCGTGAGCTGCGAACTTTACTTCTCTTTCATTGATATCGAATTCATCCTTCATAACCTTTATAAGCTGATTTGTAAGTACTTCTTCATTTGTAAATGCCATGAAAGGATTCAAAAATCTTGTGTTGGTCTCGCGTATTTCCTCCACATTATTCTTTATATTTTCGGCATATGAAGTGACGATAGGGCAGTTGAAATGGTTGCCTGCATCAGGCTGCTCATTTCTCTCGTAAGGTATACAAGGGTACCAGATAGTGCGAATACCGTTTTTTATAAGCCATGAGATATGACCGTGTGTAATCTTGGCAGGATAGCACTCGGACTCACTTGGGATTGACTCTATTCCAAGCTCATATATCTTCTTTGTTGACATAGGAGAGAGTACGGTTCTGAAGCCCAAGCTTCTAAAGAGTGTTGCCCAGAACGGAAAGTTCTCATACATATTTAAAACTCTAGGTATGCCGACAGTGCCTCTGAACGCCTTGTCGGCTGTAAGCGGTTCATAGTCAAACATACGGTGATATTTGTAATCATAGAGATTCGGAACATCCTTTTTTACTCTGTCTTTTCCAAGACCTCTTTCACATCTGTTTCCTGATATGAAGTTTCTGCCGCCTTCAAACTTGTTTACTGTCATTACACAGTTGTTGTTACATCCGCGACATCTTGTCATAGAGGTGTCATACTGTAAGCTTATGATTTCATCAAGAGGAAGCATAGTTGTCTTTTTGTTTTCGTATCTTTCTCTTGCAATAAGAGCGGCACCGAAAGCTCCCATGATACCGGCAATGTCCGGTCTTGTCACGAATCCACCTGAAATCTTTTCAAATGCACGAAGTACGGCGTCATTGTAGAATGTACCGCCCTGTACTACGATATGCTTTCCAAGGTCGGCGGCATTTGAAATCTTTATAACCTTAAATAAAGCATTCTTTATAACTGAATAAGCTAAACCTGCTGAAATGTCTGCGACTGTAGCTCCTTCTTTTTGTGCCTGCTTTACATTTGAGTTCATGAAAACCGTACATCTTGTACCGAGGTCTACAGGACTCTTTGCAAAGAGAGCTTCCTTGGCAAAGTTTTGAACGGAGAAGTTTAATGAACCTGCAAAGGTCTCGATAAATGAACCGCAACCTGCCGAACAGGCCTCGTTTAGCTGTACCGAATCTACAGTACCGTCTTTGATACGGATACATTTCATATCTTGACCGCCGATATCAAGTATACAGTCAACATTAGGCTCAAAGAATGCAGCCGCATAGTAATGTGCTATAGTCTCCACTTCGCCCTCATCAAGCATAAATGCGGCCTTCAGCAGTGCCTCGCCGTAACCGGTGGAGCATGAATATACTATCTTTGCATCAGGACGAATCTTATCCTTTACCTCTTTGATAGCTTTGATAGCTGTAGCTAACGGTGAGCCGTGGTTGTTTGAATAGAAGTTCCAAAGCAGGCTTCCGTCTTCACCTACAAGTGCAATCTTTGTGGTGGTTGAACCTGCATCTATACCGAGGAAGATATTCCCGCTGTAATCCTCAAGCTTTCCGGTCTTTACACTGTGACCGAAATGTCTTTGTGAAAACTCTTCATAGTCGGCTTCGTCCTTAAATAAAGGCTCAAGTCTGGCAACCTCATGTTCCATCTTGATACCTTCACGAAGTTTTTTGATAAGGTCTGAAATACCGATTATAGAATCCTTGCTTTCACAGTTCAGTGCAGAACCGATGGCTGCAAAAAGATGTGAATTTGGCGGGTCTACGATGTATTCGCCTGTAAGGTTGAGTGTTCTTATAAAGGCCTGCTTAAGTTCCGAAAGGAAGTGCAGCGGACCTCCAAGGAATGCCACATGACCTCTTATAGGCTTACCGCAGGCAAGGCCTGAGATAGTCTGATTTACCACAGCCTGGAAAATAGAAGCTGAAAGGTCCTCTCTGGTTGCACCCTCATTGATAAGCGGCTGTACATCGGTCTTTGCAAAAACTCCACATCTGGCAGCTATAGGATAGATTGACTTATAGTTTTTGGCGTACTCGTTAAGTCCGATAGCATCTGTTTGAAGTAGTGAAGCCATCTGGTCGATAAAGCTTCCTGTACCTCCGGCACAGATACCGTTCATTCTCTGGTCGATACCGCCTGTGAAGTAGATAATCTTGGCATCCTCACCGCCAAGCTCTATTGCGACATCGGTTTGCGGTGCAACCGCCTTAAGTGCGGTAGCTACGGCTACAACCTCCTGTACAAAGGTTGACTTAAGATGCTTTGAAAGTGTGAGACCGCCTGAGCCGGTGATCATCGGAATGATGTTTACTTCTCCTATTTTCTCAAAGGCATCTGATAGCTGTGCCGCCAAAGTCCCCTGAATATTTGCATAATGTCTGCGATAATCTGAAAATACTACATCGTGATTGCTGTCAAGTATAGCAATTTTTACTGTAGTAGAACCTATATCTATTCCAAGTACATAGGTTTTTTCTGTGTTTTGCATATAATAACCTCTTAAATAAGCTTAAAATCAAATTTGTGTCTATTAAGTTTAAAATACCTGCAGCAGGCATTTCAAACTTTTATTTTTGCATCAAATATAATTGCGTACAAAAATAACATGTAAAAACATGATTTTATATCATAGCACATTGCTAGGAATAAGGCAATGAATAAGAGATTAAAAGAGTGTTAAAATTAAATTTTAGGTAAATAGCTAGAAACCCTTGTAAATACTGAATTATTAGGTTAGATTAAAACTAAAAAAGTTAGTAAAAAACGTATTTAACGATAACAAATAATAACAAACTATGGAGCCTGTATTTTTGCAAGCTCCTGTTTTTGTTTTTCCAAATCTGCATGCCCATATATTTTATTGGTAACATCACTAAACGCGTGTCCCAGCATTCGCTTCTTTTCAGTTTCATTCACATTATACTTGTCACAGAGCATTGCAAAAGTATGTCTACAGTCATGTGCGGTGTGTTTTGAGATATTATGGTCTTTTAAAAATTTACTAAGGTGATGTATGAATCTGGTATATGAATATGGGGGTATTTTACCGTATTCAATGATACTGGATTCTACAAGATTATATATGCAATTATGTATAGGCACAGTTCTATCCTTCCCCGCTTTCGTCTTACTACCGCCTTTAAAATACATCTCTTCCAGATTTACTTCCATATTTTCATATTCTCTTATTCTAAATCCTGAATAAATCATAATCAGTAAGAATTTTGCAATTTTATCATCTTTATTATCCCAAAGTATTTGCATTTCATCTTCTGAAAATGGTACACCATGTTCATCATCGTCTTTTTCTTTAATACTGACATTTACTGAGATGTCTTTATCTATGATTTCATTAGTTATTGCATATTTACACATTTGGTGGAATAATAATACAATTAGTTCTTTACTTGAATGCTTCAAAGGCAAATTATCTACCACCTGTTGCAAATCCATATGCTTTAGATTTTTAAAAGTTTTATCGTGAAGAGACATACAGTTTTTAAATGCACTTTTGGTTGATAGTTTACTCTGTTCACTATAGATTCTCTTAGTTTGATTATATTTATCATCATAAAATCTCTCATATACTTCAGCAAATGTCAGTCCATCGCCTTTAAGATATGTTGGAGCCAGCATCCTAGCAATGTTGTTTACTATATCTTCTACCATTGACTTATTGACATTATCCGGTAATACCTCCGGGATTTCATCACCGCGGTTATAAGTACCTGCATGATACATTACAAGTACTGAGAACCCTTTATTCCATGTATCAACGTATGCGATAGGTTTAGAATAAGCAGCTTCACCATTACTGTACATATGTGTAGACGGTGCCAGTACAGCATATGGGTTTCTTCGTCCTTTACCTAAGTACCTTATACTACCAAACCCATTGGGCAGTCTTGGATAGGTCTTTCTTTTCATAAAGTCACTCCTTAAACTTGTCGATTTCGACCGGTTTTTAGTTTCAATAATTCAGCCGGATATACCATAGTACACTCCGTACCGTCCGGGATAAGTAATTCGGCTGCAAAAAGGTTCGCCTCCTGTTCTATCTTAGATGTTAGTAAGAGTGTGTGATTTTTAATAAACGCACAATCTTTTGTACGATGTAAAAAAGCGTGTCCGAGTTCATGTGATAACACTACCTTGAACATATCCGTATCCAGTAAATCTTCGTTTATGAATATCCATTTTTTGTGCTTGATAAGTCTATAGAATCCCGAAAACTCACCTAATGAGCAAATCTGTATACCGATATTAGCAAATTTAGCAATCTTCACAGGATCCCTACTACCAGTCATTTTTTCATAGTGTGAAATTATAGTTTTAATCTTTTTGCGTATTTTTGTGTTCACTCTGTTCACCTTTTTTATTTTTGTAAGGATTATATTTAACTTTGTTCTCTTTCTTTGTTTCAATCAGTGCGTATTCTAGTGCGTTTCTAAGCAATTCTATAGATGTATCACTGAGTTCTTGTCCATTATACATGAGAGGGCTATCTGTGCCATTTGCAAGCTGTTCCATCATTTCGTCCAGGCTCTTTGCAATATCTCTTTTATCACGCTCTGTTAGAGTGTCTGTACCATTATCACCTAATAATTCGGGAACCGGAACATTGAGGTAGTCTGATATAAGTACAAGTCTATCCGAAGGGAATGTACCTTTTCTTAACTGGTTAATATAACCATTTGAAAAACCTAAGTCACGTTCCAATCGGGATATAGGTATTTTTCGGCTTTTACATATGCTTTTTACTTTTTCAACTGTTGACATAATTACTCCTAATATATTTTTAGAGAAAACTCTAAAATAATGCTTGACAAATTAGAGATTACTCTATATACTAGGCTTACAACTTAGAGAAAAGCCATAAAAAGAATAATCCCTATATAGTACTGACATACATATATTAGATTATTCTCTAATAATAGTCAATAGATTACATGACTTTTCTCTAATAAATTTATATAGAGAAAGGGGATAAATGGTATTAGATAAGATTCGAGTTTTGTGTGATGAAAGGAAAATCACCATTGCGAAGCTTGAAAAGGAAACGGGGATTGGTAATGGAACCATATCGAGATGGGATATCAGTTCACCTACCGCAATGAATCTAAAAAAGGTAGCAGATTACTTTGGTGTAGCGATAGATGAACTGATTAGTAATAAGGATGAGGGAAATTAAATGAGTAAATTGGAGATATTTGAGAACAGTGAGTTTGGTGAGATTAGGACAGTGGAGATTGACAGTGAGCCTTAGTTTGTTGGCAAGGATGTAGCGGAGGTGCTGGGATATACAGATTTATCTCATGCCGTATTAGACCATGTAGATGAGGATGACAGAATGAACTCAAAAACTCAGGGGCAAATTGACCTTGAGTTAGGACAGAGAGGTACATGGCTGATTAACGAAAGCGGCTTATACAGTCTTATCTTATCCAGTAAGCTCCCCAACGCAAAAGCCTTTAAACGTTGGGTAACATCCGAAGTACTTCCGGCAATTCGCAAGCACGGACTGTATGCAATAGATGATATCTTAGAGAATCCCGATATTGCGATACAGGCTCTTACTAAGCTAAAGGAGGAGAGAGCTGCAAGGAAAGCATTGGAACTTGATAATCAAGTAAAAAGCCAACAGATTGCAGAACTACAGCCAAAGACTACTTACTATGACTTGATACTACAGTGTAAAGACCTGTTATCGGTTACTGAGATTGCAAAAGATTACGGAATGAGTGCGAAAGGACTTAACGCAATGTTGCACGAGTTGGGAGTGCAATACAATCAGTCAGGCGTATGGTTCTTGTATGCAAAGTATCAGCATGAGGGTTATACGCAGACCAAAACTCAAAATTATAACCGCCCTGATGGCACACAGGGTAGTAAAGTCCATACCTACTGGACACAGAAAGGTAGGTTATTTATCTACAATCTACTGAAGTCCGAAGGTATATTACCGACAATAGAGATTGAAGATGAGGTCGAAATGGAGGCATAAATGGCAAAGGAGGTAATCCATGGAATCTGCAGTAATATCAGTAAAGGAAGCCTGTGGGATATTAGGGGTAAGACCGGCACGATTAAGATATTTAATGCGAACCAATACGATAGATGTAGGTAGAGTGGTTGAACCTTCGAGTGAAAACGGTAACTACAGCTATCTAATATACAGAGATAAGCTTATGGCTGAGATAGGAAGAATAGACGGAGGAGAATATAAAAGGGATGAAGCAAATATCTAACAAGGTGAATATACCTACATTGGGAAAGGATAACGATATTGATATCGCACAATCTGTAAGGAACTTAATGAGACGTGATGACATTAAACAGCATGAAATCAACGTATTGGATATCAGATTGGATAAAGTACGAATGTCAATGAATAAACAATTCAATGATATGAGAATACTAATCAAACTGTTAGCGATAGGGCTATTAGTATCCGATATTGCAATAATCGCTGTTTATTTAATCAAATGAGGCGGAATATGAGTAATAGCAATAAAAAGATTGGTAATGATTTCGAGAGGGAATTCTGCGAAATACTAAGTGAACGCGGGTTCTGGGTTCACAATTTCGCACAAAATCAAGACGGACAGCCTGCAGATGTTATTGCCGTAAAGAATAATACGCCATATATCATTGATTGCAAGGTATGCGAGAAAGGTATATTCCGATTATCTAGGATAGAGGAAAATCAGATATTAGCAATGCGATATTGGCTAGATACAGGGAACACGGATGCGTGGTTTGCCCTAAAAGTTGGTGACGATATATTGATGATATCTTACAGGCGAGCAATGTATGCAAAAGAAAGGCAAAGCATATTGAATACGGATGAGATATATGAACGAGGAGTATTACTGGAGGATTGGTTAAATAATGAATATTGAAGTGTCCAGTAATTTAAGAGTAATCGACCCAACTAAAAAGCTTGAGAAATGGTGCGATGAAAATCTTGTAGTATCCAATCCGGTATATGTAAAAAAAGCAAGGATGCATTTATGGTTGGGTGGCACGCCTAAGTATTTATACCTGTATGAGAAACGAGGTAATGATTTGATATTGCCGATTGGAGTTTTAAATCAAATACCTTATGAATGTGTAAAGGGTGCTGAGATTAAGTCGGTATTTGCTACCGCAATCAATGTAAATTTCAAAGCCAAGATACCACTTTACGATTATCAGGAAAAGGCTGTACAGGCTATGTTTGATGCTAAGTTCGGTATTTTACAGAGTCCAGCCGGTAGTGGTAAAACGCAAATGGGTATAGCGTTAGCTGCGAAGACAAGTAGGCGAACTCTATGGCTGTGTCATACACTGGATTTAGTTAAACAGAGTATGCAACGGGCAAAGCTGTACATTGATAAGGATTTAATTGGGACTATTGCAAGTGGGAAAGTGAATATTGGAAAAGGTATCACATTTGCTACAGTCCAGACGATGAGTAAGCTTGATTTGACTCAATATAGGAATTATTGGGATTGTATTATTGTCGATGAAGTACATAGAGTTAGCGGTAGTCCTACATCAATGACAATGTATCAAAAGGTACTAAACAATCTATCAGCAAGGCACAAGTATGGCTTATCTGCAACTGTGCATAGGTCTGATGGAATGATAAAGGCAACATTTATGCTTATTGGTGACGTTGTACATGAAGTAGATAAAAGTGATGTGCGAGACAAGATTCTCAAGGTAGGTATTTATCCTGTAAATACAGGTCTTAGAGTGGGCAGAGCCGCACTTAATACGGACGGTACATTAAATTATGCCAAGCTTATATCTTATATTACAGAGGATGTAGATCGTAATAATTTAATCATTGATTGTATTGAAAAAGATAAATCATCTCTAATATTGTCAGACAGATTAGAACATTTAACCTATTTAATGAGTAATCTACCGTTAGATAAGATTAAAGATGCTGTAATGATTAGTGGGAATATGACTACAAAAAAGGCAAAGGAGATGCGTGACCAGGCACTGGAGGATATGAGAAGCGGTAAGAAGAAATACCTGTTTGCTACATATTCTTTAGCAAAAGAAGGGTTGGACATTCCAAGGCTTGAGCGATTATATCTTACTACTCCGCAATCTGATTTTGCAGTAGTCACTCAGAGTATAGGTCGAATTGCCAGGACATTTGAAGGTAAGGTTGCTCCTATAGTATATGACTTTGTGGACGATATCGGATTTTTAGTTAAGAAATATAAGAAGAGATGTTCGATTTATAGAGCTAATAATTGTTACTTTATAGAAGGTGACTATGTTAAAGGTCAATGAATTATTCACAGGCATAGGTGCATTCCGCAAGGCTCTGATTAACTTAGGTATTGAACATGAGATAGTAGGTATATCGGAGATAGATAAGTATGCTATTCAGTCATATACAGCCATGTATGGTGATACCAGAAATTATGGTGATATCTCTAAAGTAAATAAACTTGATTATGCGGACCTTTGGGCATATGGATTCCCTTGTCAGGATATATCCTTAGCCGGAAATAAAAGGGGTATTGTGAAAGGTGAGACAAGAAGTGGTCTTCTCTATGAAGTTGAAAGGTTACTACTTAAGAGTAAAGCAGATAACGAATTACCGAAATATTTGATGATGGAGAATGTCAAAAACCTTGTGGGGAAACAGTTTAAAGCAGATTTTGACAGGTGGTTATCTTTCTTAGAATCTCTGGGATATACAAATTATTGGCAAGTATTAAATGCCAAAGATTATGGAATCCCACAACAGAGAGAGAGTATTTTGTGTAAGCATATTAGGTGATGAGTCATATGAATTCCCGGCTAAACGGGAATTGACATTAACTCTGAAAGATATGCTTGAGGAGGATGTAGATACTAAATTTTATTTGAATCAAGAACAGGTGAATAAGATTAAGTTTAGTACATATCACAAGGAAGCATCGTTGATTCAAACCGGAGATTATTCAGATACATTGTGTGCCAGAGGGAGTATTAAATGTGTACAAATCGGAAGATATGACACGGCAACCAGGGTTAATAGTAATTGTTACAGAGTATATAACAACAATGGGCTATCACCAACATTAAGCACATATCAAGGTGGTAACTTACAACCTTTTGTATTGGATGATAACACATTAGTCAGAAAGCTGACACCTAAAGAATGTTGGAGGTTGATGGGTTTTACTGACAACGATTTTGACAAAGCGTCTAAAGTTTGTAGCAATTCTCAATTATACAAACAAGCCGGTAATTCGATAGTTGTACAAGTACTAGAGGGTATACTGAAAAATCTAATTAGGAGGGATACAAGTTTGATTATTTATGATTGTGAGGTCTTCAAACACGATTGGATTGTAGTATTTAAGGATAATAAAACAGGAATCTATACTGTAATTCATAATGACAATGAAGCTTTGAAAATGGCTATTAGTAATGAAAATCTGTATACAGGATTTAATTCCAAGCACTATGACCAATACATTATTAAAGCTATAGCCGCAGACTTCACACCGGAAGAAGTTAAAAAGTTAAATGACTACATAATGGGTGGTGGTCAAGGATGGGAATATCCGCCATTACAAGGTTTTTTCTTCAATTTTAACAACATTGATATTAGAGATGATATGCAGCAAACATTATCACTAAAGTCAATAGAGGGACATTTGGGATTATCTGTTAGAGAGAGTAACGTGGATTTTAATATTGACCATTCACTCTCAAAAGAAGAGTTAGAAGAGGTAATAAAGTATTGCAAGTACGATGTAGATAGTACAGAGAAGATAGTAAATCTTAGAGAAGATTATCTGAAGACCAAAGCCAACTTAGGTAAAAGAGCGGGTATTGATGTAGTAAAGGCAATGGCTATGACCAACGCAAAGCTGACCGCACAAATGCTGGGTGCGAAATATGTCAGTAGAGACGATGGGCGAGAATATGTATATCCGGATAATCTTGATAAAAGCGTTATTCCAAATGGGATACTTGAGTTTTTTGATACAATTCACGATAAAAGCATATCTGATGATGAATTATTCAAAACATCGCTGGATATAGTAATTGGAGATATGCCTTGTACTTATGCATGGGGTGGGGTACATGGTAGTCAAACTAAGTATTACGAGGAATCGACCGATACAAGAGTTATTCAGAATCGAGATGTATCGAGTCTTTATCCTACAATCATTGAGGAGTACCAATACTTATCAAGGAATGTGGCGGATGCTAATTTGTACTATCAAATGCGTAAAGATAGGATAAAAGCAAAACATAGTGGCGATAAACAATTATCAAAGGACTTAAAGTTACCACTCAATACAGTGTCGGGGGCACAGGAGAATAAATTTAATGAGTTATACGACCCATTACCTACCAGGTCACTTAGAATATCCGGGCAGTTATTTTTAACAGTATTATCAATGAGATTGCTGAACGCTTGTAAATCAATCAAGCTGTTAAATCTCAACACGGATGGACTTATGTATTCGGTAGATAAAGACGAATTACCATTGGTTGATGAAATATGTACCACTTGGGAAAACGAAACAAGATTTGAGTTAGAAACAGATGAGATATCCAAGGTATGGATTAAGGATGTAAATAATCTGCTACTGATTAAGACAGATGGTGAAGTTAAAACAGTTGGTGGGTACCTTAACTATGGTATATCCGTTAAAGGAGCGTGGTCAATAAATAACAATATTATTATTGTTAAGAAAGCACTGATTGAGCATTTCGTAAACGGCACACCGATTGAGGATACAATCAATAATTGTAAGGATATTCTTGACTTCCAGATTATAGCGAAAGCCGGAGCAAAATATAGTGGTGCTTATCAAATAGTGAATGGTAAAGAAGTACCTGTTCAGAAGGTAAATAGGGTCTATTCGAATAAGGATACCAGTTATGGAACTATCATAAAGGTGAAGGCTATTGATGGCTCTAAAGCGAAGATTGAGAATTTGCCCGAACATTGCATTATAGATAACGAAAATCAATTAACAATTGATGATATAAACAAGGGATTCTATATCAATCTTGCAAAGAAAAGATTGAATGATTTCACAGGTGAAGAGATAGAGGAGGAAGAGAAAATGGCAACAAAGAAAGCTACAGAAGTAGAGGAGCAAATGGCAATAAAGAAAGCTACAGGAGAGTCAAGAGGATTTGGGGATATGAACGTATATATGAAGCTGATATTGGCAAGAGAAATGTTTCTATCAGAAAATGTTCAGAAGTCGGGTAAGAATATGCATCTAGCATTTAAGTACTTTGAGTTAGATGATATTGTACCTGTTGCGACAAAGATATTTGCAAGAATTGGACTGTTACCGATGGTGAATTTCTTTGATGGTATGGCGACAATGGATATCGTTAATACTGATAAACCGGATGAATTTATGACGTTTAAAGTACCATTCAATCCGTTAGAACCGATCGTTTCTAAAGAGGGTAAGACTGCAACCAATGCAATGCAAGCATTAGGAAGTTCAATCACTTATATGAGACGATACTTGTACATGATGGTACTTGATATATGCGAGGCTGACAGTATAGATGCCAATATGGGTTCGGGAGATAGTACACAGCCTGCAAAGTCAACTGTACCTGCCACACCTACTCAGAGGGGAGCAATAAAAGACAAGTTAACAGGTACTAAAGACCAGGCATCGGAATTGCAGATAAAAAGCTTGAAGGCGGTACTCAAGAAGCTGAAAGAAGCCGACCCAGGTAAGGAAGAAATGATAGGTAAAATTGCAATTCAGACTAAGAGTTTTACCGACATATCGAAGTCTGACTGTGAAAAGTTAATACAGAAGATTACAGGACTATTAGGAGAAGTGGCATGACAGTAGGTGAGTTGAGAAATATATTAGCTAAATTAGATGAGAATGATGAATTATTGTTTAGAGTAAGCCTACCTATAAGTGATTGTGGTGAGATGCTGGATGCGTTATGTGAGTACAGTGGCATAGGTAAAGTTGGTGATTCAGTCACTATATATTTAGACGAAGTAGAGGGTTCATAATGGAATGGCTTGACTGTAATAGGGTGAAAATAAAACCACCCGAGAAATGTAAGAAAATAACAGGTACAAGATTTGCAACCATACTGGGGTTAAATCCCTGGAGCACTGCATTTGAAATGTGGTGTGCTATTACAAAGACCTATGAAGTGCCTTTTGAGGACACTGTATATACTATAGCTGGTAAGACAATCGAACCTAAGCAAGCTGAGTATATGGAAAAATCATATGGTATGGATATTATCAGACCGTCTGACGTGTGGGGAAAAGATTATTTCAGTAAAACATATGGTGACTTCTTCCCTAATCAAAAGCACCTGGGAGGAATGTGGGATTATCTACTGAAAGGCGAAGACGGAAAAGTAGAAGCTATATTAGAGATGAAAACCACAAAGCGTGTAGAAGATTGGGAAGATGATGTACCGGAATACTATGCGTTACAGGCAGCATTATACGCATATCTATATGGAGTAGACCAGGTGATAATGGTTGCGTCATTCCTTAGTGAAAATGATTATGACAATCCCGAAGAGTATGTTCCGAATGTAAGTAATACCGTAACTAAGGAGTTTAAAATATCGGAGAGATATCCAAACTTCGCAGATATGGTCGCACAGGTAGAGCAGTGGTGGGTTAACCATGTTGATACAGGTATTTCGCCTGTGTTTGATGAAACTAAAGATGCTGAAATATTAAAAGCTTTGAGGACAAACAGCGTATCCACGACCGATATACAGGATGTAATCAAGGAGGCTGAGGTATTAAAAGCTGAAATAGATGATGTTGAGAAGCAAATCTTCGATAAGGAGAAGAGATTGAAAGTACTCAACGATACTATCAAAGAGCACGCGTTATCTAAGTTCCGTGATGGTGATAAGAAAGTAGAAATTAAAGGTGGTACATATGTTTGGACTGTATCAAAGACTGAAAGTACAAGTATTGATAAGGACGCATTAACCGCAGATGGGCTACTGGATAAGTATACAAAGAAAACAGAGACATATCGAATGGTATGTAAATAAGGAGAATAATATGTTGAAGTCTACAGTAATTGATAAAGATTATTTTGACCAGGTGAGTGATGAAATAATGATTGAGAAGATGGGCGAAGATGGGATACCTTTTGAAGTCAAAATGGTAATAATGGTATCTATGGTTGAGTTTTCGAAAAAAATGAAAGATAAGTTATTTGGAAAGATGGAGGATAAATAAAATGGCAAGAATACCTATGACAAACGGATTTGTAATTATACCGGAAGGGGCACATATTTTCCGTATATATGATGCCCGATATGACGAGGATTTCGGGAAGATTGAAATTAAGATGGTTACTGCAAATGGTTCAACTATGATTGAGAGATACAACATATTAGACCAGAATGGCGAATACAACGAAAAGGCGTTGAATGCATTCTCATATTTTGCCAAGACAGCACTTAATGATTTTGATATAGAGGATATCGACCCGGCAGAACTGATAAATCATTATATCGGGGCAAATGTGGTACACGTTAAGGCTACGAGTACCAAAGACCCAACTAAGGGGGTTACATTTGTAAATCTGGGTGATAAGTGGTCAGTAGATGGATTTGATACGGAGCCTGTTGCTAAAGCTATGGAATTGGGTTCAGGTAGTACCAATCAGGATAGTCAAGGTGGTCAGGCGACTAAGGCTAAGGGAAATGAGTCAGGTGGTCTAGATATAGATGCTTTATTAGGATAAGGAGGGATTATGTCTGAGATAAATCACCCGGAACATTACGATATACCTGGTCGAAAAGAGTGTATTGATGAAATGCTTGAGAAGTTCGGAGTAGAGAAAGTAAGAGCCTTTTGTGAACTTAACGCATACAAGTATAGATATAGACATGAGTTAAAGAACGGTAATGAGGATTTGGATAAAGCCAAGTGGTACGAC